GTATGTATTTTTAAAGTTCTCCTCTTCTTTTGGAATCATGTTAAGCATTGCTTGATTTGCTTCTGCAAATTTAGGATCATTTCTGCTTTGATGGGTCAATGCGCGAATCCCAAGATTTGTAGTTACAAGCGGATAAAATAATCGTTTAAGATTTTCATCAGATTTTTCATATCCAACATCTTTCTCAATAAATCTAAGAAAAGGCTTTAATCTACCAGTTGAGTAGGCAGCACCCATAAGTTTGTTAACTGTACTACCATAGATTTTAGATATCATTGCAGGAATGCCACCTTTTCGCATACTAATTTGAGCAAGTTGAGATTGCTGTGCTGATGTTGGCATCTTACTTGCAGATTGAACTATTGAAGAAGCAGTAAATGTATCAAAGAAGTCTTGACCAAGAACTAGAATAATTTTCTTTTGTAGTTCTTTTCCCTTTTCTGACTTTAGATCATTTAAATAAGCATCAGCATTCCATAATTCAATACCATTTTTGGTCATTTGCCCATTACTAGGATAGCGAGAAAATAGATGAGAAACAAAATCAGCATTAAGAGAAATTCTTTCAGATTGTGGCATCTTTCCTATAATAGTTCTTACATCTTGAATTGGAGCATTAAACATCGCTCTTGCGAACTCATCATTATCAACTTTAGTCCATTCTCCTTTTTTAGCAAGTTTGATTAAAGTATTTTCAAGCATTAAATCAGCTTGTTTCTCAGAAGCAAGCCTAGATGTAATTGATTTTACAACTCCTTCTCTTTCTTGCTGGCTTAATGATTTGAATAACGCATCAACCTCATCTGGCTTAACATTTGAAAGATTGAGTTTTGAATCTTTTAATGCACCTTCAAGTTCTTGTAACTTACCAACCATCAACTTGCCAGAATTTGCATTGGGTACGCCATTGACATCAACTCCGTATAACTTTTGAATAATCTCTGGATTGAAGTCAATCTTATCGGATGGGCCATTACGAGCCGTTAAGCCAATTTTATCAAGATAAGCCCTTTGGAGCTGTTCTCTAAATTTGGGCACTTGGTTAGGATCAGCAAGTGAAATAGCCCTCAACACATCGTCAACATGGGCAGGGTCAGAAACAACTCTATCTACCATTTGTGATGGGGTGAGGACAGGATCTCCTAATCTTTCTTTCAGAATAGCACCGGGTGATTGCCTTTCAAAAAGCAAAACATCATTTACGTATTGAGCATTAACATCAGCAAATTGCTTTCCAAGTTTCTTTTTGGCAATTACTGAGTCGCGCAAATTTGTTAAAGCTCCTCCAGCAACAGATGCGACTTGAGCTGCGTTTTTCCCGCCAATAGCTCCCTTTTCTGGAATTGCTTGACTAATTGTTTGTACATACATATTCAATGCTTCCACATCAAGTGGAGCAGAAGCATTCCTGAGGTTTTTAATAATTTTCAAATTTTCCTTTGTTGGCTTTACTTTGCCTTGATTGATAAGTCTTTCAAGTTTATCTGCTTTAAGTTTACAAGAGTGCATTTCGTCCAATATCCCAACAATTCGATCAACTTCAGAATTGGTCTTAATTCCTTTAAATACAGAAATGGCTTTTTTAATTGTTTTTGATGCTTCTTTAGGAGCAATAAATGCACCAGCTTTATTAGAAGTATCATAAAATTGTCTAAATGCTTTACCCTTTAATTCATTTATTTGTTCTTTTCCTTGAATCAAAATTGCATTAAGAGCGTTACCAAGAGGTTCTTTCTGGAACCCTTCATCTTTCCATTGCTGATAATTTGAAATTCCAGCAAGTTTATCATCAAGTGATTTGCGAATAATCGCAGCAGCTTTCTTATCTTCAGATTCAACAGCTTTGACTAAATCATCATACTCAGTGCGAAGAGTGCCAATAACCTTATCGAATGTTGCTGCTGGTGTCTGTGGATTAGGAGTAAGTGATGATTGATAATCAGAAAGGATATTAAGATTTTTGTTAAGTCTTACTGATTCTCCACTATTTGGATTTCTTCCTGCGTATTTTTGTTGTGCTTCAAGTTTTGATGGGCCAAACTCAGCAGCAAATGGAGTTTCTACATTCATACCTTTGCTCCTCAGAACTTGCTCAGCATCAGCAATAGCTTTCCCATATTGGTTGATGACTCCTTTGCCTAGACGACGAGTAATAAATCTACCAGTACCAGCAGTAACTAAATCAGTAGCCATCCCAATACCACTTTCAAATCCTCGTCGAGCAGCAATTTCCATTTGCTGAATTCTCTCACCCATTCTCTCACGAACAAGTGCATCTTGAATTCCAGTTGCACCAAAGTATGCTCCATTCGCAGCAGCAGCTACAAAAAATGGATTTCCAGTTGATCCTGCGGCTGTTGTTGCGGCAATAGTAGCAGCAGTCATTGGCACTACTTCACCAGAAATATCTGCAATATCTTTTGCACTTGGTCCAACTTCATCAAACAATGTGATTTTACCATCACCAGTTTTAATGGCATAATTCGATTGTCCTCCGATGTTTACTGGAGTTACGTTTTCTTGCCCATACTTACGAACTAGGTAATTTTGCTTATCGCCTTCAGTTGGAGCCATTCCAATCCAGAGACGATCAAGAAGTGGAAATCCACTCTTGGCATCAATAGCTTCTTCTGGAGCATTAAGAACTTGAGAGAGAATTGGGACTACTTTAGCATCAGTATAAGTCTGAATTTTAGGCCCAAGTGGCATAGCTCCACCCATTCCACCAGCTTGTCCCATCAAAATGTCAGCAGATGACACTGCAATATCTTTCTTTAAGATGTCTGGACTTGCTAATTCTTTTTTTAACGCGTCTTGTGATTTCTGCTCAATAGCTTGCCCCTCAACTCGAAATCTTTGAAGTTCTCCAATAAGAGATTGTAAGTCAGAAGAGTATTCATTCTGAGCATCAATGTCATTTTGTGCTTTTGCTTCTTCTAGTTTTCCATTAACTTTGACAATCGTATTTTGAATTTCATCAAATGCCTGATTACTATTTGTACTATCTGCCATAAGTTTTATTTATATTTGTCAATAATTGATTGAACGTCTGATCTGGGAACAAATACTGGTGCTGGAGTTATATTCCTTGGTATCATTTGTCCAGAACCTGACATCTGAATGTCTGGATAAAGTGATTCAATTTTAAGATTTTCCACTCGACTAAGTTTGCCATCATCAACAAGTTTTTGGCGTTGTGCTGATGTTCCATGAACAGCATCAATGAATTTTGTTTGAACACGAATTAAATTTTCAGCGAAAAGTACGGGATCACTAATGTCATTTAATTTTCCAGCAGAATCTCTCAATGAACTGGCTTCTCCTTGATTTAGTGATCCAAGTCCAGATGAATGACTTGGTGAATTTTGTCTTAATTCTTGAAGTTTATCAAATGTTATGTTTGCAACAATAGTTGGAATATAATTATTTAATATCTTATATTCTGGAGTCCCTTTAATCCCAGAAGCTGCTGCTCGGGCATTTGCTGCAATAATTCCAGTTCCTTGAGTGATATTTTTAAGTTCTGCTAATGCTCTTGAAGCATCTTGAATTACTGTTGCTCCACTAATTGCTCTTTGATCTTTCAGTGCTTCTTCAGCGGCTCTTGCCTGCTCTTGCTTAACATAATCTGGACTTCCCTCTAGTGGCCTCACTCCAATTCCTCCAGATGGAGTTCTATATGATTCATATCCAGCAGGAGGGTTAACAAGTGGAAGTGATGTTGCAGGGGAAACTCCAACTTGTCCATCAACTCCAGTAGCTTGAATTGGAATCCATTTTCCAGTAGATTCATCATGCTGTAATTGGACTTTTCCTTGTGGAGTATCAAATGTCTCAACACGTGGAGCTGTAATATTTTTAGGTTTTGGAACAAATTGCGTAAGTGAATTTGCCAAATCAAACTTTTGAGATGGAGTAAGATTTTCAGAACTTGCCAAAATTGATTTTGACATTTCAGTTGGTAGTTGTGAAACAACGCTTTGGAATAATGGATTCCCAATAGCACTAGATAATGCGTCTCTTTGATTCTTCTCATCAGCAATAGCTTGAAGTTTTGCTGCATCCATTGCTCCTGCTCTTGAAGCTGCTTGACGCTGCATATTAAGCTCTTCAATCTTGAACTTGGCATTCATATTTGAAGCAATGCTCTGTGATGCTTGTTGGGCAGCAGTAGCTTGCTCAATCAATGATGAGTTTGGATCTGTTGCAGCAGCAAGTAGAGGCTCAAGTGTTGACTCCATGCCAAGACCACTTGATTTACTTAGCTGAATAGCTGCCTGAATATCAGCAATGCCAGCTTTCTTTGCCGCACTTAGCTTTGATTCTTCTTTTTTATTCGCAGCATAGTCATTTGCAACGCTTTGAATCTGCTGTCCAAGATTCTGCATTCCCTGTGCTTGAATTCCTGCGGCTTTTGTAAAGCCAGAGTAATCTTGAACAAATAAGGCTGGATTGATTGATTGTCCTAGAAGTGCCATAAATTATTTTCCTAAGAATGATGCAAATAGTGAGGTTCCACCTGTTGCAGGTGCTGCTAAAATTCCGCCAACTCCTTTTGCAATATCTCCAAATAGTCCCATCCCGGATGCTTGGTTTGATGATTTGATTTGAGCATTAACTTGTTGAGCTTGAAGAACATTCTGACGTTGTGCTGCTCCAAGATTAAGTGCTTGTCCAATATCGAAAAGTTGTGGACTTGATTGTCCAATAGAGCCAATTCCAGCATTCAGATAGTTTTGACCAATCTGCATTCCAGCAGGAGTTGAATAAAGTGCTTGAAGTCCCGGCTGTTGATAAAACGATTGCCCAAATTGAAATGCTTGACTTCCCGCTTGAGCTGCTTCAGCACGTTTGCGAGCAAGAATATCTTCACGGTTGAGGATCTCACCAGCAATAGCTGAGTTACTTCCAAGGCGACCGCTTGCTTGTGCTGCCTCACGCGCTGTCTGCTGTGCCATGCGTTGTTGCTCTGGTGTAACTCCAAGAGATGCAGCGTAAGCAGTTCTAGCCGCATCAGAGGCTTGTTGGGTAGCCATTGCTGCTTCTGGAGATAATCCAGCTTGAAGCTGACGCAATCCTTGAGTCTGGTCTTGCTGTCCAGCTAGTTGCTGCTGTTGTGCGGCAAGTTGTTGGCTAATTCCAGTTTGATATGCTTGTCCACCAAGTCCTTGAATGCCCTGTTGTCCCTGTCCACCTTGTAAGAAATTTTGAACATCACCAAGATTCAAATTACCAAATTGAGGTCGATACTGTTGCTCAAAACCAAGAACTCCCGGCATTGATTGCTGGTATGAACCAAGCAAAGTATTGATATCAGATCCGTAATTCGGAGTTTGTGGAGTTGGAACTTTAGGAGAGCCGCCCATAATTGTATTATTTAAGTTGTTTGAAGAATTTTTCCATAGGATATAATCTTATCCTTGGTGAGTTTTTGAATGATCTTTGAAAAATGATAAACTCAAAATCACTCTTAAATGACTGCAAGCATTTTTGCATATTTCCACAACACATTGTAACAAATAATGAGTCTGAATGATAAATTGGAGTAGGATTTGTCGGATCTTCACTACGAGTGTAGAATCCCATAGCAAATCCATCAAAGCAAGAAACAACGATTCCATGACATAAATGCCAGTTAAGCAAACCATGAAAATCAATTTTGTTTTGCTCATAAATTTCAATTGTTTTTGCAAGATATTCATTCATCAATACTTGATATAAAATGGCATCGCCATGTTAATCGGACGAGTTTCTCCAGTTTGAGTGCCACTTCCAGTAGTGAATGTTTTAGATAGATTGGCTGGAGTTTGATCGGTTCCACTTAGTGATGCCGATCCATTTGAATTGGCTTGATTGAATAATACGTCCACATTATGAGTATGACTTCCAACATTTGAGGCTTGAGTAGCTCCGATTGCTGCTGTCGTTCCAGTAAGTTCTCCACGAATAAATTTACTTTGTAAATCTGGGACATTGAATGTTGTGCTTCCATCTCCAGATCCATAAGTGGTTCCAATCAATGCAAATAATGCTGCATACGTTGTCCTGCTTACTGCTGCTCCACCACAAAATAACCATCCAGTCGCATTACCATATACGGCTCTAGGAAGAATCATCCCAACTGGAATAACTGCATCTGATGCAAGTTTTGCTGCTGTAACTGTGCCATCAGCAATCGTATTTGTCGTTACAGCATTAACTGCCATCTCATTTGATGTGATTCCACTTGTTGCTACCTTTAATTTTCCAGAAGTAACTGCAAGTGTACCTCCAGAAATCGCATCGCCTGTAAATACTGTTTGGTCAATGATGTTATTCATTGCCGCACTGGTAATCACATCGTTTGTTGCGAATGTATTTGTTGTATCTACGACTCCTGCCATATTATGTTTGGGAAATGATTTGTCTATTTGTCACTGAACCAGTGATCTTAATTGAAGTAATTTTAGGAGATCCGATTGTTCTTGTCAAGGTAAGGCTTCCAACATATCCTCTAATACCGCCAAGTCGAAAACGGATATTTCCTGTTTCATCTTCTGGAGCTGATCCAGTTCCAAGAACAGTGCCATTAAGAAAGTCAGTTGTAGTACCAACAAATTGATTGTTGTCTGGATCTTCCGCTGCAAATGAAACATTATATTCACCAAGACCGCCTTCAACGCATTGCATTGTGACTTGTCCATCAGTAAATCGCTTGCGATCAAGATTCCCTAAAGCATATCCCCTAGTAGTTAAAGAGGAATTGATACTAAAGCTAGTAGCAACACCATCAGATACAAGAATGTCATTGGAAGTCTCGATAGCTTCTAGTTGATGAAGTCCACCAAGTGAAGTCACAGCGTAAATGTTATTTCTTTCAGCGGCACTTCCAACAATTAGGTTTTTTATGACAAAATCACTCGCACCAAAGGTGTCAACTGACTCCCAAGCCTTGTTTAGGAAGTTGAATATCAGAATTGTATTGTTCCCAAGTGCATCATTTGCTCCTGATACGGAATCTAAAGCAACAGCAAGGTAATATCGGTTATTAAACAGCATTCCAACTGCATCAACAGCTAGATTTTTATTAATTCTGTCAATGTATGGCTGGATATTTTTAGAAATAGGCTCATCTGCTCCCCGAAGATTGTAATCATTCAAGAATTCAACAGCATAGATTCCTTGATCTGATAAAAAGAACATGGAGTTACCTTTCATCATGACACTTTTCTTTGCCAAGCATCCAACTTCACTTGTCAACTGCGTAACTTTTGTGTCGGCCAAGCTTCCTAGTGTTCCGCTAATTAGGTGCAAGCTATTTCTATTCAATACAACAAGCTTATCATCATAGAATCCTTGCATTGCTACAAGAAAATCAGCAGTTCCACCAGTAATTCTGAATTGATTGGCAATCTGGTCAAACGTATGACTGTCTAAAATGTCAGAAACGGCAATTTCATCAGTAATGTTCCTATTTGTGTAGGTTGGTGAGCTAAACGTGCCTGCTGGATCGTAGTAAAATGGAACCCATAATCTTCGCTGGAAGTAAACTCCCCATGGCGGTGCTGGTTGATGGATAAAACCTCCTCCAATACTAAATTGACCACCAATCTGAATTTGTTCACTGCCAGTAATACTTGCCAAGTTTGCTACTGGAGCAATGAACGAGATATTTGTAGTAGTTGCACTTAGTACTTCAAATGACTGACCAGAAATTGAACTAAATGTGGGTATATCTGTTTCATACACAGTTATTGTGTCACCTTTAACAATAGTAGTATTACCACTAACTGTGAGGCTCACAACTCCATTTGTCACTGATCCAGTGGTAGAAACAAACACTTGTGGTTGTACATAGACTCCTGCTGGAATAAGTGTGAATCCATTTTTTAGTACTGCATTGGTAATTCCAAATGTTTGTGTTTGAGAAGTAGTGAACGTATAAGTGAAAACATCCTTGTCAGTAATAGTAACAACAGTAAATGTGCCGTTAGCTGGTGTTCCTCCAGTTAACCCACTAATAACAATGCTGTCACCAACAGTAAGTCCGTGATCTTTAATTCGCATTGTTACAGTAAAAGCACTTGAACTAGCACTCTCAATCTGTCTGCCATTAGGAAACCACTCAAATGCTTGCGCTCCATCACGGAATAAAAACACACGATCAAATGCTTGGATCATGTCTGTATTGCCAGCCAATGACTTGCCAGTAGGATATGCAATATCCTGCGTAGTATACCCATTGAGATTAACCAAGATTGCCTTAGAGTCTAGTGCCAACACAACGCTCTCAGCATTATCTGAGTTTGGATCACTGAATAAGCAGGATGCTCTTACATTGACGTTAGCTGCATCATTGATTGGTACTTGAGATAATGTGCCAGCACCAGAAACAGCAGTAGTCAATGCCGTAACGGAAAACTTCATCTGAGTTGATGAGACATAAGTCAAAAGCCTTACACCATTTGGGTTAGTCCCAGAAAATGTCAATCCAGCAATTAGTCCATATCCAACGCTACCTACCGCAAACCCATGTCCAGCAGTAACAACAATAGTCACTTCATTTGTCGCAAGGCTAGATGATGCAATGGTTTTTGCACTTGATCCAATTAAAAGGAATGGCAACTGTAATGGACTTCCACCACTGGTCAGTGATCCTGTCCTCGCCACAACTCCCTTACGGGGCTTCCAATACCCATCCATCCTTCCATTCAGGGACTCCCTAACCTCACCAACTTCCAACTGGTTAAGTTGTAATCGTTGGTTCACACCTGTAAATCCTCCATCACCATCTTGGGCAATGGCATCATCTAACGCACCAGATGATCTATACTGCGACATTAAGCAGTGTATGCAATCACAACGCCACTCGTAACCGTAAAGCCCGTAAACAAGCCTCCAAGCCCAGTACCAGCAAAATGCGTAATCGTAATCAACTTAGTACTTGCATTCGTTACATTCGGACTCGCAATCGCACTAAACACAGCATCATTCACAATCTGAATCCAACGAAAGTTTCCAGTCACCGCACCATCAGCAGACGTATATACCTGTCCACCTTGTTGCCCTTGAAGTTGATATGAGTCACCACGCGCCATGTCGCGGTTATAGAGATTGATGGTAGGCTTGTCAATAGAATGTTTGGGCAATTAAGAATTTTTTGTTTGGATGGGGAATCGCTCAGCATTTATTATCACAGGCCGCTGCCAACCCCCTCCCCCCCTGTTCATCCGAACACTACTCACTCGAACACGCGTTAATGTCGCAATGTAACATTACATCCCTGCTCCAATCAATCAATTCAAACGATCGTTTAAATCATCCGCTTGAATCACCCGCTTGAATCATGCGCTTGCCAGTGTTCATTCATCCAGTGTTCATCCGTGCAATGTTCAACCGACCATGTGACAACTCGACACGCTTTGCCATGATGGCGTCAATGTAACATCAATGGCGCAGTACAGATTCCATGCCATGTTACATTATTGGATGATGTTAGATGAAAATCGCTTTGAATGAATCTTGCCTAGCTTTATCCCATAAATGGCATCGATCGATTCTAGGGGCATTCCCGGCCAAATAAGCACGATGTACGTTTGAACAGTGCTTTTGTGGGGGGGTATCAAAACTTTTTAACGTATTTATTGGGATTGGAGCCTGGGTGCCAATATTAGCTATTGACGGATCATTGCCATCCATGGTTAAACTTATCTAAGACCAGCAGCAATCCTTGCCAGTATGATTGCCTAGGCTTGCGCTACCGACCTTGCCTCAATCAATACCAAACAAAGTATGGCCGGCTTTGAATGCCAGCATTAAGTGGGTGATTGGTGGGAATAGCGTTTCGATAAGGCTTTGAATTTGAATAAATGGATTCAATTTGATTCTAACTCTCCTTAATTGTTGAAAATGAATAACTTGTAAAAAAGTGAAAAATAAATGAAGTTTTTGTTGCCAAGCCCGAATACTTGCTTTATCTTGATTGCAGTTGGCCGGAGCAAAGCCAACAATCAAACCAAACAAAACCAAACAAAGACAATGACAAGAAAAGAATGGGAATTGAGAGTTAATGAATATTTGCAAGCTAAAATGACAAGATCCAAACTTGCTAAAATAAACAGTGGTCGGAGAATGGCTGGAAAATCTCATCTTGTCGAATTGTTGCCAGAATTACCAGAAAAGCCTGTTAAATATATCCTAACTGATAAAAATGGAAATTATTTAGGCACTGAAGTTGATTTTGATTTTGCCAACGATTACGCCAAAGAAAATGAAGCAATCTTAAAGAAAGTTGATTTCAGCATAAAATAAACTTGCAACTCATCCAGCCCTGTAAATAATTCTCCCGCCTAGCTTTCGGCTCAGTTGAAGCATCAAACTAAACAAAGAAAAAAGGAACATGAAAAGTAACTATTATTCCAATGACCCTAAGTGGATTTATGCTAAGTTCGATTCAACTTGCGCTTGTTGCAAAGGCAAGGTTAAGCGGGGTGAACAAGTATTTTACAATCCATCGGCCAAGTCCGTATCATGCGGCAAGAATGAATGCGGAAAGCAAGAAAGCCGTGATTTCGATGCTGCAAAGTTCGATGAATGTTTTTATGGCGGGAATTTCTAAACATCAAACTAATCAAAAAAATGGAATCAAATAATTGGGAAATACTAAAAGCCAGCCGATCAGAGTGCAATGAATCAGAAGGAAAAGAGATGGAAGGATGCCTTGCTAATGGTGATTATGTAATTGCGTATTTTCCTACCATTTCGGCCATGCGTCACGCTAACGTCATTGCTACCGCTCCCGAATTGCTGTCAGCGTTGAAAGATGCTGAATTTCTGCTGAGGAAAGCGGGATTGATGGCGGGACCGATGCGGGACAGCTTTAACCGTTCGGCAAGTGACGCTCGGGAAGCTATCGCCAAAGCGGAAGGAAAAGCCTGAAAAGTTTCTCTGAAATAAACTTGCAAACAATTCTATCTTGTAAATAATTCTCCCGCCTAGCTAACGGCCAAGTTGCAGCATCAAATTAAACAAAACAAACCGATGAAACTAAATAAAAAGATTAAAATTGAAGCAATCGCAAGCAATGACCAAACCCGCCATGTCATAACAGCCCCATTTTTGGAAGTTGAAAACGGCAAGGGGAATCTCATTGCAACAAATGGTCAAGGGCTTGTCATTGTACCCGTGGAATTGTCAAAAAATGATGTTTCTGGTCACGTCTCAATCCAAGCCTTGAAAGCAAGCAGGAAAGAGAAAAACCTAGAACCTAGCCTAGAATGCTTGGAAGAGACCATTGACTTGCAAGATGGTTCTAGCTTTCCCAGAATTGTCCTTGGGGAATTTCCGAATTGGAGGCGAGTCATCCCCGACCAAGAAGGAAAAACCTTGCGGAGGGTAGCCCTAAATGCTGAAATGCTTTTTGCTATTGCTTCCGCGATGGGAACTAAAGGGGTTGTTCTTGAATTTGATGCTGGCAATTTTGACCAAGCACCAATTAAAGTAATTCCAACAAGTAGCGGGAAGCATAATGAGGAAAAGCCTGCTTGCTATGATGCTTTCGGGGTAATTATGCCAATTCGCATGTCCTAAATCTCAAGGCCTAGCTTTCGGCCTAGTTGAAGCATTAAATTAAACAAAGAAAATAAAGAAAATGAAAAAACATCATTGTATTTACCAGCCGGGAAAAACCCACATAGAAACCGCTTGCCTTGCGGAAGAGGGTGAAACGCTTAAAAGCCCTTATACGGGCAAACTGTTTGAAAACATGCTTCGAGAGCTAAACGAAAGGCGGGAAGTCGGAAGCCCTGAATTTCAGATTATGCCATTGGATGAGGCTTTTCCGATGATGGAAGAGGCTAGAAAATCCGAGTATTGTGGAGACTGGCGAGAAATTACGGAAGATGAATGGTGGGGTGCCTTGGAAGTATTACCGCCCGAAAAATGGCAGAATGTTCGCGGAGTGGAAATTTTCCGGATGTGCGAATACCTTAGCGGAAACATTACAGCACATTATGCGAAGTTACGCGGGAAATTTTTTGCCCGTAATTGCTCCACGTCTGAGAAATATGAAGACTTAGCAAAGCAAGTTGCCGCGAAATGGTTTGACTGATTCTATGGCCTAGCTTCCAGCCAAGTTGCAGCAAACCTTAAACAAATCAAATAATATGAAATTCACTGGAGAAATTGAAGATTTGAAGAAATTCAGAGAAAAAAACCTTTACTGTAAACGGCTGGCGTATCTTGAAAGCATTGCAGAACCTGAGAATGGTGAAACAAAGTTTCAAAAAGCTAAATCGGACTTGCAATGGCACCTTGAAATGATGGAATCGGCCTATAAAAGCATGACTGAAAGCGGGGAATCCATCGCTTACATCTTGCGCCGTGAACCGAAAAGTGAACTTGAAGTGTACAAGAATCTTTTTGAACTTGATGGGATTGACATCTACGAAAAACCAGAAATGATTGCAGAATTCAACTAAAAAAAAACATGAAAATAGAACGCAGAAAAACAGGAAACGGTGTTATTTACAGATTGCCATCATGGCATGAAAATTCACCAATGTCATTCCATGTATTTTGCTGGAAGGATTATTTTGGCAACATTCAAAAAGAGTCGAGGCTATGGCTTAGAGATGGGAAAAGTATGAATATCTCAAGGGATGAGCTTGCTAAAACCATCAAAGAGGCAAGAAATGCTGCCAAGTGAAATCATCCAACAGGTCTGCAAAAATTCCATTCCATCCATCAGCCCGCTTGAAGTTATCAAAGACACAACCGGACGGGACTCGTGGAACGCATCACGGCTTAAAAGCATCATTGCAAGTCGAATGTTGGAAATTGGCATGACTAAAACAGAGATTGCAATTTATTTAAGCCAAAGCTGGAATGCTACGGCTTCACAAATCAGAAACTCACCGAGACTTAAAAATCATCCAAGATACAAACACCACTTCAAACCATGAAACTACACCCAGCCGCATTCTTCACCATTATTCTTCTCGCCCATGTTGGCGTGTTCCACTGTGTCCACCAAGCTAATCTGATTTCCGGAAAATGGAACTATGATTTATTTTGGGCTTGCATCTTCGCTGACATTGTTACCGTCCTAATTCTTGCAAATCCACAAAAGCCAATCAAATGAAAATTAGAATCACGAAAAGAGAGAAAAGCGCATTTTCCACTTATGAATTTTCCAATGAAAACGACGCTGCAAGGTTCCTCGATCAAAACGGCCACGCAATCACCGGACGATTCACAAGTCCACATGCAAGGCCTGAATTGCAAGGCTCAATGAAAATTTCAGACTTGCTTGGCCCATTTTGGGATGGGGACGCTATCCGCTACGAAGATCAACCAACCTATGAAGCCCTTTCACGATGATCGAATTCAAGAAACTTGTTGAGATTGTTGCCGCTGAATTTGAAGTAGATCCCGCAAAAATGGTTTGCAAAACTCGTTTGATGGAATTCGTCAAGCCTCGATGGCTAGCGATGACCATTTATTCCGAGGTTCATTCGCTGAATTATACGGCAAGGAGATTCGGAAAAAACTCACATCAAACTGTCATGCACGGACGGCAACGAACTAGAATCCTAGTCAAATTTGACGCTCATTTTCGCCAAAAGGCAATCAACGTGATGAAAAAAGTCGAAGAATTGTCTTGCTACCCTAAAGAAAACATCCAAATTGATCTGGCCGCTACGGCAAAACCATAAAACAACGAAAAAATGAACCTAGAAAACGCAACACCCGAATTATTCACCGCCCTTGCAAAAGCACAAAGTGAAGTGGAAAACGCAACAAAAGGCAGCACAAACCCGCATTTCAAATCTAAATACGCGGATCTTGCTGAAGTGCTCAACACCATTCGCCCAGTTTATTCGGCCAATGGGTTAAGCATCTTGCAAATCCCCTCCTTTGATGGGTCAATGGCAAGCGTGACAACCTGCTTGGCCCATGCTGGAGGCGGAACGATTACAGGGGTTTCGTCCTGTATCCCTGCAAAGACTGACGCACAAGGCATTGGAGCGGCCACAACTTACCTTCGCCGCTATTCCCTCGCTTCGGTTTGCGGAATTGCACAAGAAGATGACGATGGGCAATCTGCCGCCCATACGATGAAAAAAGTGCCAATCTCACCGCTTCAGATCATGGGTCTTCAAGCTCGAATGGAAGAGCTGCAAGTCGTGGAAGAAGCATTTTGTAATTTCCTCGGAGTTGAAAAAATGGAAGATATTACAATCGACAAGATGGCAATCGCCACAAAGTCGCTTGATGCCAAGCAAAAGAAAATGGAGGCAGCACAATGAAGGCAATCGTAAAATATAACCTTGGGCGTGAATACTACAAGGACGGGGCAACTCCGCAAAACCTTGAAGGATATGCCTCTAAGTCAATGCTGTTTGACTTCGTGAAAAGCCCTTACAGGTGGCTTCACAGCAAAAAGCGGGAATCTACTCCAGCAATAGACTTCGGGAGGCTTGTACATGCCATTGCGCTCACTCCAGAGGACATGGATGAATTCGTCGTTTCGCCATTCGATAACTTCCGCACAAAGGAAGCTCAAAACTGGAAAGCGAGTGTCGTTTTTCGTGGGATGACCATCGTTTCGGACGAGGATTTTGACAAGGCTCATGCAATGGCTAAAGAATTCCTAAGTGGCGCAATTTCGCCATGCGTGACAGAAGCCGCCGTGTATTCCCAAATCGGTGACGTTAAGCTGAAGGGAATGATTGATCTTGTGCCATCAAGTTCAAATTGCTTGATTGATCTCAAGACGACGGCAAGCATTGACGGCATTGATGGATTGACAAGGACGATCATTTCGAGAGGATACCACTGGCAAGCAGCCTTGTACTTGGATTTGTGGAATGCTGCATCTGGCGAAAATCGCAATGAGTTCCTATTTTGCTTCGTCGAAACATCATCACCGCATGAATCGGCTTGGGTCAATTTAGATGATTCGCTTATCCAGATTGGCCGCAATGGTTACATGCAAGCCCTGTCTAAGTGGACTCAATGCCTAAAAACAAATCATTTCCCAAAGCAAATTGAGGGAATTCAAACAATCTCAGCCCCAAAATGGCTGGTCTAAAACAAGAAAACAATGAAACAACTGATTAAACTAAATCTGAATCTCGACAAAATTGACAAGTCGCTGATTTACACCTCACCGAAAACCAAAGCAAAATATCTCAATCTTACTGTTCTGCTTCGTGATGAGCCAGATCAATATGGGAACGATGGATTCATCGTGCAGGATGTTAGCAAGGAACAGAAAGAGGCTGGAAATAAAGGCCCTATCTTAGGCAATGCCAAGATTAAACTCTTTGATAACCAAGTGAAACAGGCTTTAGAGGACGACGATATCCCGTTCTGAAACAATCGGCTAAAGAATAAGCGTTACGTTTGTAGGCTGGCCCGTCCTTTATTCTTGGGGCAACTTTAATTTTATGATTGAAACAACAAATGAAACAGATGCAAAAGAACGTGGATATGTTCCAATGACTATTGGATATAACACCACAGAACATGAGCAAGAATGGTTTAACAATGCTTTAAGCACCTTTAATGGATGCAATATCGTCATCGTTGAACTACCAAGAAGCCAAAAGGAAATCTGGAGGCATAAAAGCGAACTGATATGAAAACACAAACAACATTCTCATCACCTCTTTACGTCATTGGACGTGATCCACTTTTAACCATTGAAGTCTTAAAAGCTATCGGAGAACGAAGCAATAAGAAGCCAATCTGGTTCACATTCAGAATCATCAAAAACTTATGGAAAGTCTTTTCACCGACCTCCACGAAGAACTCTCGCCGCGCTTAAAATGGATGAAGCATCACTTGATCCAAATTGAGCAATCAAAGGATGGATCATGGATTGCTTACAAAGAGCGAACAAAACACTTTTGTAGGGATAATGACGAAAACCATGCTGTTATCGGACTTGCGAAGAAACTGAAACTTAAACTCTGGAACCAATGACAACAATCGGAATTGACCCCGGCGCAAACGGAGGAATTGCAATAATTGATGAAAAAAGAAATGCTTATGCTGAAAAAATGCCAGAGACTTTGCAGGATTTATTTGAATTGCTTAATTCTTACAGCGTGGGTTATGATGGAAATTGCAGAGCTTATCTGGAGCAAGTGCATTCAAGCCCCCAAATGGGTGTTAAAAGTGCTTTTACTTTTGGCAATGGCTTTGGTCATCTGGAGATGGCTCTGACGGCTTGCGGCATACCTTTTGAGAGGATTAGGCCACAAGTATGGCAGAAAGCCCTAGGATGCCTCACAAAGGGCGACAAAGGCATTACTAAGGCAAAGGCTCAAGAGATGTTTCCAAACATCAAGGTGACCCATGCCATTGCAGATTCCCTTTTGATCGCTGAATTCGGAAGGAGGCAGAAATGACCCCATACGAAAAGGAGCAATTATTCTCACTTATTCACAGGCAATTCCCAAGATGGCCGTCAACCTTCTCAAAATGCTGGAATGAAACCTGCCAAGAGCAAGCTAGAGGAGGCCATGAGTGCCAGAAATGTCTTGAAAAGAAGCTAGAATCAATCTCAGACAAGAAAACAGCACGAAAATACATGAAAATTGTGCTTGAAATGAGGGAAATTGAAGTCAATCTTCTCTCGCAACCAGAAAACAATAATGAAACCTAAGATGTACAACATATTAAGTGACTGCATTGAAACAGGAATTCTTTATGGATTAAGAAAATCCAAGAAACACTCTGATGACCCAACTGATGAAGTTGTCAGTCAAGAGATTGATCGGGCAATTTGGTCAGAACTGCATAACAAGTTTAATTTTGAAATCGAATCAGAAGAATATGAAGGCGAAGTCAATTATTGAAAAGCTGGAATCATGGTTAAATCGTGGTTATGCAATTACTCCGATTCAAGCCTTGAATAAATG